AATATGAGGCTCACGCATGACGACATATTCTTTGCCGCCCTGCTTAAATTCTTGCCCTACATCGAAGTATACATGGTCACCAACTTTGATGTCTAGGCATTTTGGCCCAATTGCAACTGCAATGCCAGTACCTAGTTTTTCAGTCTGAGGCAATACGAACAGCGGGTGCTTCTCGACATCGCGCTCAATGATGATGCAGTCTTGCAGTGCTTTCATTTTTTCTTGGCCGCTGTTTTTTGGGCTTCGCGCTTGACAGAGTAAGCAATTGCCACAGCCTGCTTGACTGGTTTGCCTGCGGCCACTTCAGCTTTGACGTTCTTGCGGAAGGCTTCGGGTGATTTTGATTTAACCAGTGGCATGATTATTTCTTCTTAGCCGTTTTAGCCGACTCTTTAAAGTCTTTGGCAGTTGGCGCGTTTTTACTGCCAGGCTTGTTCATCTTCTCGCCAGAGCCAGCTTTGATGCGTGCTTGCTTGGCATGAATGTTCGCATAGAGTCCAGGTTTAGTGGCCATGATTTAACACTTCCATCGTTTAAGAGCTGCTTTAGCGCGTTCGCCATCTTTGGCGTTGGCCGCTACGGCGCCCATTCTTGCACAAAATGAATCCTTACGGCCCTGATCTGCCTTGGTCTTAGGATTAGGCGCTGGCGCCTTGAGGTTAGAGCCAGTGGCTGCGTTGTACTTGGCGCGGCCTTTTTCAGTCAAGCCAGCACCTTTGCTAACCGGCAACTTTTCGCCTCGGCCAACGCTTAAAGAGACATTTTTCTTTGTAGCCATAGTTATGATCCCATCCAAGAAGTTGCTACAGCCGTGCGGTCAGAATATGCGCGGGTTCTTTCCTTCGCAGTATATTCCCTATGAGCCACGGGAAACGCAAATGTAACGCATATTGCGTCAGCTGCGTCAGGACTGGCCAAACCTCTGGCTTTCATGTCCTTCTTTGACTCCAAAAATATAGTGCCCCTCGAATCTGGCTTGATCATAGGCGAAACCAAATCAGTTTTCAAGAACCTATCTTTGGGAATGCTGGCAGAGCGCAGCCATTCCTTCATTTTTCCCCACATTTCAGCGCGTTTATTGCCATACATGATCGGATTTGCCGATTTATTGCCAAAGTTGACACCTTTGATTTTGTATCTTTGCTCTTTCAGGCGGTCAACAATGCCAGCGCCAAGGCCACCTTCATCGATGACCACCAGTGCTGGGCTAAATTCTTCGATGGCCTCGATGATGTGGCCAACAACCGTCATGGTGTCATCACCTCGATGGCGGTCAATCCTCACAATGTCGCGTCCTTGGCGAATGGCAATCACCGTAGCATCAGCGCCAAAGCGTGCAGGGTCAACTCCAATGATGATTGGCGCCGTCTGATCCTTGTACTTAGGCCGTGCCATGGCCTCATCCACAATATCAGCCGGAATAAACTGGTCATCACCCTCAGATGGGAACATGCCATAGACCTCAACGTGTGCCTGCGAGCTGTCTGGGCCGTATTCGTCAATGATGTTCTGATAAACCTGTTTGTCCGTGCCTTCTACGGTGCGTGCGTCCACCACCTTGTTACTCCAAAAGTCGCGTTTGGAGTTAAAGCACTCATAAAAATAGCCAGTGTTTCGCCGTGGATTGGAAAAAGCCAGCCAAAGGCGGTTTGGTGTGTTCTCAGTAAAGAAGCCAGCCGTCACAGCCCAGATCGAGTCATCAATACCACTGGCCTCGTCAAAGATCACCATCACACCATCAAAGTTGTGAACACCAGCGTAAGCATCTGGGTTCTCTGCTGACCACAGGCGGCCCTCAACAGCCCAATAGCGTGTGCCTTTTTTCAGGTCTTTTTCAACCAGTTCAGTTAGCCAGGCAGCAGGCGTGATCTTGGTGGCCGCAACCTCAAACCAGTGGCTGTTAATGCTCATGGCCAACCACTTTGTGATCTCAGCCCATGTCACCGCACGCAGCTGGGCTTCTGAGTTGGCCGAAATGATTGTTGTCGAGCCTATGCGGGTAGACAACATCCAGATGGTAAGCCATGACACAAGGGCAGATTTACCGATACCACGGCCAGAAGACACCGCACTGCGCAGGGTGTTGAAGTCAACCTTGCCCTGGTTGTTTTTGATGTGCTGGGTGATCTCACGCAGAACTTCGCGCTGCCACTTGCGTGGGCCTTTGAAGTTTTGTAAGGGTGTATTTTCTTGACCCCAAGGGAAGGCAAACAGCACAAAGGCTTCTGGGTCATCGGCAATGGCCGGTGTCCACAGAGTGGCCATCAACTCTTGTTCGTCTTCGGGCTTGTAGATTGTGGTTTGCATTAGGGCGCTGGCTCTTGTTGTTGCTGCAATAGCGCGTTAACAGGGGGTTGCTGCAACAAAGCATTGGGCAGTCTGTACTCACCCATGCCAAGCGCACTACCACCAGCTGCGGCGCCACCGTAGTACAACTCGCGCCAATCACTAGGCGCCATCACAGGATTTGTTGCCTGCGTATAACCAGCCTTTTTGTGCGCGGTCAAAGCCTGTTGCATCTCAGTCCAAGATTGACGGGGCAACAATCTGTAATCTGGGTGCGCAAACTCATGTGGCTCTAAGCGCTGGCGGTACACATCCCACTTGCGCCACTGCTCTGGAAACAACTCAATCGTAGGATTCGGGCCACGGGACTCGTCCACATAATCAACCACACGCTTATAAAACGGGTTGAAATCTTGCAACTGTTTTGGCTCATACGCCAACTTCTCCGGCGTGGCCACACCAGGTATCTCATTCAACTCACCAGACTTGGTGCGGTACATCTTTGACAAAGAAGACCCACCAATCACATCAATGGCAGCCTTCTCAACATCCTTAACCGGTTTGCCCAAAATAGCTTCAGTTGTTGGATCAGTCTTCAATTTGCCAGCCATCCTCTCGCGGAAAGATGCACCAACAATCGGATCGTCCAACATGCGCTCATACGAATTGCGGATCATGTGCAAATCAACCGCCGAAGTATTGGCCTTCTCCAAATTCAACCAAGGCGTACCAAGCGAAGCAGTCTTTGGCCCCAAGCCTGGCACTTGGTTCATCACCCTCATCGTCACATCGCGCATCGTTTCGCCTGGCGCCATCTGAAACATCTCAGGCTTATCCAAAATCAATTTGGCCAACATCGCCTGATTGCCCAAATCAGCCGTCCCCAAAACACCCATGCCACCTCGACTGGCCGCCTGCACACCCGTCTGAAGCTGCGCAGTCTTAGACAAGCCAGGCTCGCCAACCCTGCCGGCCAGCGCCTGCAACTCATCCATGTTCACCAACCTCATGCGCTGCGCCAAAAACTCATTTGGCGTCAACGGCGCATTCGGAGACAACAGCGCAAAATTAAGCCTGTTAAACATGTCCACCTGATCAGGACTCTGCACCTCATGCGTCCTAATCAATTTCTGCATCAACGCATCATGCGTCTTCTTAGGCAAAGACGCCGGATCAATATTGTTCGCCTTCATCCAAAACATGTCAGGCACAGTAAACGTACCCTCAAGGCCACCAGGTATCTTGACCTCGCGCTTAGATGTCAAATCAGAAACCCCAAGCGACTGCGGCTCTGTCAGCGTCATCTTCACACCATGCTTTTCACCCCAAGCCTTCCACTCAGCCTCAGTCCCTTTTGGGCCAGGCGTGGTGGCCGGCTCTGCTCTCATGCGACTTCTTGTCTGCACAGCATCATCAATCACCGACTTAGGCACAACACCAGAAATCTTGAACGCAGGGTTTTGTAGCAGTGACTTAGCAATGTCCTCCTCACCACCAACCGCCGCTTTTAATTGCGCAAAACTTCTAGGCACTCCCGTACCCTCTTGCTTGGCCGCAAGCGCCAAAAATGCTTGGTCACGCTCTTGGCCTTTTAATGCCTGAAATTCTTTTGAATTCACCAAACGCTTTTGCGCATTGGTCAAATTGCTCACATCCTTAATGCTCGCACCAACCGGCATACCCTTAGTCAACGGCGCCAACGCCGGAGCCATCTGCGCAGCAATACTCAACGCATACGCAGGATTGGCCACATTGCGAATACCCTGATAGTCTGGGTGCAACACACTAAACCCCAACTCATCAGGCCGTGTCCCCAAGAAAGACTGCACCGCTGCATACGTCCTCGGATCAGCCAACATGTTAACGTCCCTCGCCTGCGCCAACTGCCTGGCTGCAGCACCTTGGCGCTGAATGTTAGGGTTGCCAAAAAACGGCCTACTTAGCGCGTTTTGGCTTTCAGGGGCGAGGGCGTTGTATATGGGCATGGCGAAATAATAAACGAAAAAATAAAAATAGAAAAATTTTTTAAAAAATGTTCGCGGGGCTACCGTTCCAGCGGCCCTTTCGCGCCGGCCCTACCCCCCTCCCCATTGGCCGGCTGGCGGCCTGTGGGCGCTTGTCCACAGGTACTTTTCCACAGTTGTCCACAATTGCCTGTGGATAACTCAGACTGTAATGCCTGAGTAGTATTTTTTCTGTGGATAACTCAGGGTCAACTTAACATAATGGTCATTGTATAAAGCAGACGATGCTTTTCTGCTTTCCGAGCCTTCTTTTCGTTGCGTTTACGCAACGTGCGCGCGTGCGCGTAACCGTACAATTTTTATGCAAAAAGCGCATAACCTTTCCGATTACGCCTGTTTTGCTTCCACATCTACTACGTTACTGTTATCCATCAACACGCGCTGTTTGGCTTGTGTCAGCGCATCCATGACGCTAATTCTGTGATCGGTAACAGCAACATCAATGCGGTCACCGTAAGTTTTAGGTTTAAGTTTGGCAGCCACCCATTTGCGTGCTTCAACTTGCAGACGTTTCTGTTGAACCCAAGCACTGGCCATAGAGCCTTCTAAACCATCTGGAAGCTCTTTGTCTGACAACTCAATGATTTCCTCTGCCAAACGGTCTGCGCGGTCTTCTACGGCCTTTTCGTAAGCCGCCCTGAACTCTGGGTTGTTCTTGATCATTTGACGCGCCAGCGAGTAACTGGGCATTCCCTCGGCTCTGAGGGTGCTGGTCAGGCTTTTGCCTTCTGCCCCTCTT